TCTTCGGGTTGTAGGGGGAGCCATACGAGCTGTTCCAGCCTGCATATATCGTGGCTCCGGTGAGGTTCACCTTGCCTGCTACGCCAAAGATTTTAAGGGAACCGAAGTTGCTCGTATCGCTGTTGCCGCCGCGAGTGTCGATGGTGCCTGAAATGCGGATGCCCCACGGGCCAAGGCAAACCAGCAGTACGCCACCACCAGCGCCAACGCCGCCGTCGCCGCCATCACCTGAGTAGTTACCGTCGCCGCAGGTGGTGCCTGCAGCACCAACTCGGGAACCGCTGTTGGTAGCAGAGCCACCGGCTGCGCCGCTGCCGTCGCCGCTACCGCCCGCCCCAGGAGGACTCGCACCGTTGCCGCTGGAAGCGCCTCCGTTGGTCTGGATGTTGCCGGTGACAACAAGGCTGAACAGGGCGAAGACTGCGAAAGCACCGCCGCCTTCTGCCCCAGCGCCAGCGCCAGCACCGCCGTCGCCCCATTGGCCGGAGCCGCACCACATACCAGCGCCGCCGCCGCCCCCACCGCCCCCACCGCCCCCACCGGGAACTACGTCCTCATCAGTGGTGGTGTCGCCATTGACTTGGGCAGCTTTGTAGCCACCTTTGTTACCGTTCACGCCATCCCCGGCGTTGTTGGAACAGCGGTTTCCACCGTTACCAGCGGTGCCGCCAGTGCCTCCAAGAGGCCCAGCGCCGTTGCCGCCAGTGCCTCCAGGTCGTCCGTAGTCCGCCCCGCCGATTACGTTGAGGCCGTTCGTTCCGGCAGTACCTCCTTTTTCGCCGGGGCCACCAGCACCACCTAGGTACTGGTCAGTGGAAGAGCCGGTGTGCGCGGAAGCGCCACCGCCGCCACCGCCGCCACCGCCGTAGCCGCGTTCCCTCGCATCGATGAAGCCAGCGATAAGGGCGTCCAGACAGAAGACGCGGCTTTTCCCGCCGCTGATACCGTTGTAGGGGACAACGTAGGCGGTGACGCCGCTGGGGACGTAGAAGAACCCCACGTTAGTGATGTCGCCAGACAGCACATCACCGTTGGCCAGGACCACATTGGCCCCGGCTTGGTCACCAGAGTAAGTCGCCATTTAGGTCTCCTAGAGGGCTTTGTTCTTCACGACAGGCAGGTCGTCGAGTTCCAATGAAGCGGAGCGGTAGGCGTCGAAGGAAGGCTCAGGAGCGATCTCTGTTGCCAGGATGGCCTCGATTCCCTGACGGGCGGCAGCTAGGATGGCTTCAGCGTCCTGCGTGGGTCCGTACACCTTCGTGTACTCCATCCACTTACCGGCATGAGGTCCGGTGATCGGCTTGTACTGCACCGTCACTTCGTGTCCGGTGTCACCCTTGCCTTTGTACTTGACCTTGATTTTGATTCCTTTAGCCAACGTAATTTCTCCTAGCTGGGCTGAATCCAGATGAAGCCGAAGATGTCAGTGGGGGTGCCAGACAGGGTGCCCGTTCCGATCTGAACGTAATCGAGTTCCCCGCAGGCTTGACTGCCAGCACTGGATGCGCCGGTTGTGTTAGCAGTGACCGATCCGATGGTGGTGGCCCCGTTGTGTTTGAAGGTCACAGCGCAGCTGGTGCCGGAGCGAAGCCTCGCGGCTACCTTCACAACCGTCCCGGCAATGCCGCAGGGAACAATGAAGGCGTCAGCGTCTTCCTGGACAGCGCCCAGCAGGACGAAGGAACGCACCTGAATAGGCGAGGGAGGATCAACCCACTCCCCGCCATCCTCGCCAGAGTTCACTGCCAGGTGTTTACCGGCGTCACCCGCGCTGATGGCGGGGAGCGCCTGTCCAAGCTCGTAGCCGGTCTCGTCGTCTTTGACGAGGAGGGCTTTGTTAGCGTCGCCAGCTTGGATGACGGGTAGCTGGGCGCTTGCGAGGGCTGACTCAGCTGCAGCCTGAGCTGCTTGAGCGCCATCCTCGGCGGTTTCGGCTCCGCTTCGGGCTGCCACCGCCGCAGCCTGGGCTGCCTGAGCGCCATCCTCGGCGTCCTCCGCCCCCGTCTCGGCCAACTCTGCAGCCGCCTGGGCTGCCTGGGCCAGCACACGAGCCGCGACCGAGTCAGCGGTTTGGTCGGTTACGGTGTCGTCCGCCTCTTGAGCGATGTGGATGAGCTGCATGGCGTTCTTGTCAAGGTCTGCTTCGGTGAGGGTGGAACCCCCTACGAAGTCCACCAGGGCGGTGCGTACCGTTTCCCTGACAATGCGAAGGGTGTGGCTGGTGCCTGCGGGGGAGGCAAGTTCAATGGTGGTCGCGTTGATCCAAGCGAAGCTCACCTCGTCCGCAGCCTCAGGGCGACTCTTCACCAGAGGGTCGTAGACATACGCGTGGACGTACGCCTGCTTGATGTAGTCGAAGTTAAAGGTGTACTGCACGGTGACATCGTCACCGGCATACTCCCGGTAGGAGAGAGCCATAAGTTATCTCCTGGGCAGCCCCCCGCGAGGGAGGCCACCCATTAGTTTTTATTTGGATGGGGCCGAGGTTTGTCGCTGGAGTAGCTGGAGCTGCTCCACCCGCGCTTGCTGCACTTTTTGGTACAGCCCTTGGTCCTCGCGCAGGAGGAAGGCGCGGGCAGCCCGCTGGTAAGCCCCGATCACTTTTCGGGTGACGCGCAGCTTGCCGCCTTCCATGTCGCTGGTGGAGTCGGGGAGTGCTTTGTACTCAGGGCTTTTGTAGAGTTCGCCCAGGTAGTCGTGCAGCGTTTTGCCCTGCATCTGGACTTTACCCATCAGCTCGGAGTACCTGGAGTGCTGCTCCGTGGTGATGTCTACTCCGTTGACCTTCCGGGGAGGGCCGCTGAAGCCGTGGTCCAGGTTGACCAACTCGGAGCGCACAGGGTCGTTGACCGCCTCGGACGGAGCGAACGGATTCCAGCCGGAACCGCCAGGGTAATACAGCGGTTCACCACTTACCCAGGAGCGCCGGGCGGGGAGGTCACTACTCAGGCCGGGGGTCTTGTTCATCATCGCGTCTACGACGCCCCTGGCCTCGCGGATCACCGGGTCTACCATCTGTCGCGCCTGTCCTAGGGCAGAGCTGAATGGGAGCCGTGCTGCCGCCTGCTGGGCGATCCAGGACTCGGCGTACCTGGCCGGATCGTGCATCACGTTGGTCACGTCCATCATGCCCTTGAGGTAAGTCTTGGAGGTGATGTTGGCTGCCACGGAAGAGACCATGGCAGTGGCGAACTGAGTGACAGCCTCATCGTCGTCGTAGTGGTTGCCGATCACGTCGAAGAAGTCGGCCATCAGGCCCAGGACCGTTCCGAACGGCTCAACCCGCTGGTAGGGGATGTACTTGTCCCCGATCTTGAAGGAGTAGGGACGCCACCCGGTCTCCATCATCTGTGCCTTTTTGGCGGTGTCACGGGGGCCACCACCGGTCAGGAGACCAGACATGCTTGCGGTAGCTGCCGACATCCACACCAGCTTACCCACAGCCATCTTGCCTCGGGCCATCGCGGCTCGGGACGCATCGCCGTGGGTGGCAAAGTCCAGGTCGGCCTTCATGCGCTGCATGTGCTTGCCAATGAAGGGAGTGTGATCCCAAACATCCAGGATGATGTTGGTGGGAGTACGGATGAATGGGACGATCTGCCGCATCCAAGGGGAGCGACCGGCCATCTCCTGCAGACTCTTGCCGAAGCCCCGGTCCAGGGTATCGGTGTAAGTCATCCTTCGGGAATACTGCAGGCTGTCCTTGGCCAGAGCGCCGCCGGTAGAGTCGAAGGCGCGGTCCATCTGGTCAGAGATGAACTCCGCCAGCTTCTTGGGATCGGTGATGCCCTTGTCCAGGCCTGCGGAATAGAGTTTGGAGTGGAGGTGAGCGCGGTAGTTGACCTGCTTGGCCATCTCATCCATGCCCATCATGAAGCGGGTGGGCAACCTGACCATGGTGCCGATGCCGTCGATCAGGTGATCCAGGCCGCTTTTGGGGGTGTTGTCAATGAAGTCTCGCAACCCCGCCCCTTGTAGGCCGGACTTGAGGCCTTGACCTAGGCGACGGTTGGCGGAACTGATGGCGTGAACGTAGCCGGTGTCCATGGTGGTGGCGATGGGGTCCAGGATGGGAGAATCTATCCGCATGGATTTTCCGGCCAGCTTGGTCGCCGTCCAGAGGTACTCTTTGAGGCCGACAAATATCTGTGCCGCCTCACGCCTGGCCGTAGCGCCACGCGCACCACCCTCCATCGCCCCGCCAATGTACATCTCGGCAGGGGTCAGCAAGGCTTTGAAGGCGTTGGACATGGTGTTGACGAAGTGAGTCTTGGGGCCGGAAAGGATTGCGTTGATGAACCACTCGTTGGCCACGTCCATCCTGCGGCCCCATTTGGTGCCGGACAGCAGGTTGAGCATCGCCTTCGGGTTGTCGGCTGCCTTCATCTGCTGGGCCAGCTTCTTCACCTGCTTGCGCCCGCCGGTCTTGGTGATGATCTCGCTGATGTTTTCCAGGCTCAGGTTGGGAACCTTGCGAGTGGCACCACGCAGGTGGTAGAACCCGCTACCCCAGGCCTTGGAAGCGTCCTTGAGCATATTCGCGGATTCGGCCCAGAGCTTGGCGTGGTGGATGAACATGGCCTCGTCCACCTCGGTGGCCGCGCCGGTAAAGACTTTGTCGCGCAGCTGCAGGGTACGTCGGCTTAGTTCCTCGGTGACGCTGGACATGATGTTGTAGCGGGCAGCCATCGTGTGCAGGCTCTTGGTGTCCTGCTCCACCCCGGCGAATACACGGGCCACGTCGCCGCCGAGTTGATCCATTTCCCTGGTAACCCGCGCTTTGAACTTGGAGGTGTCATAGGGCTTGGCGGAGCGTAGCCCCTCGGTGGCACTCATCAGTTCGTCGGTGTAGGCAGCCAGGTCTTTAGCCCCGCCCCATTGGACAAAGCTCTTGTTGGTGAAGTCGTCGGCGTTGATGTCGTCGATGGACTTCTTCTTGGAGATGATGTCCACCGCCTCTTCAACAGGCATGTCCTTGGAAGCACGGATCAGTTGTTCGTTGGCATCGGCGTTGATGTGCCGGAAGGCGTCACCGTCCAGCTGGTGAAGTGGCACCTCGCTGTACTTGACCCGGTTGGTCTCGGCGTCCAGGTACTCGATCTTGGCGGTGCGGTTGACCTTGTCAAGCTCGGTGACGGTGCCCATGGCCCCGCTGTCGGTGGCCTTAACGCGGGAGCCTATGGAGATTCGCTCGGCTGCCTGCTGGGTGGCATCATCCAGTTGAGCCGCCTGAGCGCTGTTGGCCTCGCCCAGCTGCTTGGTTAGAGTATCTACTTCATCAGCAGACTCCACCAGAGCCTTTTTCGCGGCAGTTGGATCAGTTGCTTTAAGGTGATAGAACTTGCGAAGGCCTCGGAACCCGGCCATAGCCGCGTCGGTGACGCCGCCCACCACCATACCTTCGAGTGCCTGCTTTAACCTACCTTCCATATCGGAGTCATTCGGGTCGGATTGAAGGTAGCTGGTGACAGCGTTTCCGAAGGGGGTGTGCTGCTCGATGAGGTCTGACAGGCGTTGCTCATGGGGGTCAAAGACGGTGAAGTCAGCAATGGCCCCCTGGACGGCAGGCTCGATGTACTTGGCAGCCTTACCGGCCTTGGCGATCATGCCGCCCAGCTTGGCTACCTTCAGAAACTTGCCTGCGCCGACGAACCCGACTAGGAACTGCGAGAGTCCTCGGGTGATGTCACCGGCCACGGTCTGGGTCTGCACTTCGGGAAGGGTGAGCCAGGACGGTACGTCGTTGTCGATAACGTCGGTGCCTAGGATGTCGTCAACCCCGTTCACGATGGTGTGACCGAAGTCTACGGTCTCCTGAATGGCATCACGCGCACCGCCTACGACGCCTTTGGCGGCGTCCCAGGTGTAGTCCCCTACCCCAAAATCCTGCGGGGCTTGACCCGCAGACTCTGGAGAGGGGGCACCTTGATACAGCTGGCTGACAGCGTTGGTGAGGTCCAGTTCAGCCATGTGTTACTCCTTTACAAGTCCTGCCGTGGTCGCTTTGTGGAACCCGGCAGCAGCGTCGCCCTTCGGCTGGTGCCTCGCGGGAACAGGTCCACCACGCCCCAGCTCTGCTTTCCACAGCGGGATGTAGTTCTCGATTACGGCGCGGAGATACTTTTGATGGTTGGGATCGCGGTCGTTGAAGGGGAAGTCGTACTTGTCTCGCAGGATCGTCTTAAGGTTCGCGACAAGACGCGCACCGTTGGCCGGGTACAGGAGGCCTAATGCCTCCTGGACGTAGAGGGCATTCTCGTCGGGAGGTCCGTCGGGAGCGCCCTTACCGCTTTCGTTCAGGTCGCTGAGGGAAATGTCGAGTTTGGTAGGGGGCTGCCCGGCCTGCGGGGCTTGGGTTTTGGCACCCTTAGCCTGCTGTCCGGCGTTGGTCGCTTCGGCTCCAGGGGCGCTGAGACCAAAGGAGTTCTCAACCTTAGGCAGGGACTTCCGCATCTCTTTGAAGAGATCGACGGCTTTGCGCTCCGCTTCCAGGTCGGTCGGGTACTCCCCATTGTGTTCTTGCCGGTACTCCTTCAGCCAGAGCCGCATATCGTCGCCCCAGTCCATGGTGAAGTCCTCCAGGAGAGCGCGACCCTGAGTAGTCAGGGTTTGCGAACCAGTGAGCGGATTCATAGGACCGGCGACGAAGGTCTTCTTGATGCGCTCCACCATGAGGTTCTGGTACTTGTTGAAGCTCGGATAGGTGGAGATTTTATGCTGGAAGTTCTCTTCCTGACGGGACTGCTTTTGGTAGTAGCGGAAGGTAGAGCTGGTGAGCTTCCCTTCGCGGGAGTAGCTGTCAGCCAGCTTACGCGCCTCGGCGTACTTCCCGGCATTCATCATGTTCTCAAGCTGCCGCTGGGCCTCAGGGTCGTCCGTGGAAGTGTCGGCGGCAGCCAGGATGCCCGCCTTGTTGGTACGGACCTCCTTGTCGAATTGCGCCAGGATACCCTTTTGCTGGGCTTTGTCGCGCAGGTCGCTCACGTCCGCCAGGGGATCGCTGTGCAGGCGCTCGGCCAGGTCGTTGCTGAGGGTACGGAAAGATTCCGCCCGACGATCTCTTTCCACGGACTTCATGAGTTGGTAGCGACTCAGCTTCTGGTTGGTCAGCGTTTCCTTGAGGGTGTCGGCCTTGATGCCGATCCTGCCGATATCCAGGAGGCTGGGCGATTTAGGATCGCCGGGGCGGGTCTTGGTGGCGGCAGCCAGCTCCATGGCCAGGTCGGGGTCGTCCAGCTTGGTGGCCAGGGCCACGTAGGAATCCCAGATCAGGTTGTTCACCTGGGTGCCGTTCAGCCCCGTCTTGATCAACTCTTTGGCGTGGAGGGCAATACGCTTGCCGATCTGCTCGGCAGGAATGTTGGCTGCCAGGTCGTCCTTCACCCACTCGGTAAAGGTCTGGGCGGCTGTCTCATAGCGGGCCGCAGTCAGCCGCTTTAGGCGCAGGTTGGTGATCTCGGTCGCCGCCCTGCCCATCCAGTTGTCCATCACCGGGTGCAGAGCGGTGGCCTGGGCCAGGGGATCTGATCCCTCGAACTTCTTGAGGAGACCCTCCGCCTCCTTTTGCAGGTACGTTTCCACCTGCTCTTGAGTGGCATCAGGGTCCAGGATGCCGTCGGGGTTTTGATGAATCTTCTCGAAGAGGCTGCGCCCCCACGTCTGAGCGTTGAGGCGGAGATGCTCCTGGTTGTAAGCCATCTTGAACCGAGGGTCCATGGCGCGAGGAGCATCGGGGTTTCGCTTATAAAATTCATCCCAGGTGGCGTCGATGTTCTCGCGCAGGCGGGCCGCTTCGATGGCGTTGGCCTTGGCCAGGTCGCCTTCGTCCTTGTGCGCTTTGGTCAGAAACTGCCCCAGCCCAGGTTGAAGACCCGACAGGGCTGCGGACAGCTGCCCTAATGCGTTGGTGGCCGCAGGCTGGGCCGGGGCGATGCTCGGCGCGATGAAGGTGTCCAGCATGGGACGGGCGGGAGCGTAACCCTTCTCGTAGCCGGTGAACATGCTCAGAGGAGAGGCGGCTCCTTTGCGGCGCGGAGCTTCTTTCAGCTCCTTTAGTTGTAGAGGTGCCATCCGCACTCCTTATTAGAACGAGTATTTTCCGGTTTTGGGGTCTTTGGTTGCGAAGTTGCTGAACGCTCCGAACACGCTGCTTCCGATGTTGCCTAGGGCGCTGCCCCAGTTCATCACCTGCGGAGTGATGGCGGACTGCTGCATGGTTGGGTAGTTGACCTGGGCGGGCTGCGGGGTGTTGAAGGAGAACGAGTTGATCCTGTTCTTGGCGGTGGTCAGCAGGCTGTCCTTCTGCCGCGAACCTTGGAGTCTGGTGGATTCTAGGTTGAACATGACGGCGTCCTTGTAGCGACCTTCCTGTCGGTAGGTGTCACCCAGGATAGCGTCAAGGTTCATGCCGGAGAATTGGTTGGAGGCCAGGGCCTGGCCAACGCGCTCCTGCGCCGACCGACGGATATCCTGGAGGTCTTGCGAGGCAACGTCGTCGGCCTCGGAAATCTTCTGGTTCACGGCAGCCTGCTCTTCGACGTAGGCGGAGGTGGCCGCGTCGGCGTTCTCCAGGTAGAGCTTGTCCTGGTATCCGACGTATCCGGCCTGCCACGCCGTCTGGCGCTCCAGGTTGTCGTTGGCCTGGTCCATCTGCTGCTCGTAAAGCTTGTTGCGGTACTCGCCCTGTTTGACCTGAGCGTCGTAGCCAGCTTGGATTTGTTGGTACTGTGACGCTAGACTGAGGCCGGTGGTGAACACCGTGGTGGCGATGGCATATATGGCAAGTTCTGATGCTCCGAAGTCACACACCGGGCTTGCTCCTGATGAACTCCCAGAAAGGCTTCTGGGCTACTCCCCACTTGTCGTGGAGTTTTGTGAAGTTGAATCCGAGCCATTTGAGCCACTTAATGTGAAGCTCGTTCTCGGCGTACACGAAGTTCCAAAGGATCGGCCAGGCTTCCTGGAGGTCTTCGATCCATTGACGGCTTTCCCGAAGGAACTGCCACCGGTAGGTCCAGAGACCATCCGACCCTAAAAGCCAAATGGCCCCCACCCCCGCCAAGGGAGTAGGGACCACTCCGAATAAGGCCACGACCTCGCCCTTGTCACCGATCACTGCTGCAGGGACCGCCGAGTGGGCAATCCCCTCCAGCAGCGTGTTGAGAGGTTCTCTGCCGGATGCCGCCGCGATCTCATCCAGGTCGTCTTGACGCAGCTTGGGGGCCAGCTCAAATGCGTCCTTAGCTGTAGCTTCGCGGACGTATCCCATGATTAACTCCTTCGGCTTCGGGTGTGGAAGAACGCCTCTACTTCGGCGCTGATGAACTTGGAGGGGAGGAAGGTTCTGTTGACCAAGGTCACAGTTACCTGATCCGACTTGGACATGAGCGCAGCATTGAACTTGCCGCTGTGCAGGGCGATCTGGTCTAGGATGTTTGAACCGTCACCCAGGATGCGCCCGGAGAAGACATACCTGGAGGTGTCACGGTAGCGCGGGGTGACCTCCACGGTGTAGTAACCGGTGGAATCGTGGATGAGGGTCAGCACCCTGAGTTGGAGTCTGCCTGCGGCCACGACGCTCTTACTGCCGGTGGCGCTGCTTTCCTTTAGGACAAACTCGGAGAACACGAAGCGGGCTTCATAGTTCAACCCGATGAACACCTGGCTGGCGGAGTGGTCGCCTTCGACGACGATGGCTCCAGAGGTTTTGGAGACGATCTGCAGCAGACGCCCAGGCGTAGTCGCGCCGCGCATCACTACGGAGTATTGGCTGTCGGGATTGATCACGTAGGGCAGGTTGAACGTGGTCTCGTCGTTCACCGAGTCGTAGGCTACGCTGGAGCAAGCAGCTTCAGTAATCTTGCGGTCGAGGTGGTAGTGGATGCTCTCCCCTACATCTTTCAATGCCGGGGACAGACGCATCTGCTCCAGGTAGACCCCGTCGTCGCGCTGCAGCACCAGGTGCATTGTGGACTCGATGAAGTCGGCGTTCAGGATGGTAGCGTCGGGGAAGGTCCAGTGGCTCCAGCTGGACTGCACCTTTTCGGTGTTGAGCCAGTGGTAGCGATAGACGTAGAGGTTCTCCGGCTCGTCGCTGGATAGCGCGATGAGCAACCGCTCGTTGTCCGTCACGGCCATCTTGAAGACGTTCTGAGGGATGTACTGCGGGACATGCCCGGTGCTGTCAGCCGCATCTTCCGTCTTGCTGTCCGGCAGTACGTAATACTCCTGGATGGAGGTGTACTGTCCCCGGCTCACGGCGAAGAAGACGTTCTTGCCAGCCCCTACAGGGGCCACCTTGGTGGAAGACTCGAAGGAAGTAATGGGCTTGATCGGAGCGTTCTTGGGAGACAGGATGCCACCGTCCAGGTTTAGGACGAACTGGGTCTGGTCGCTGAAGAACAGCACCTTCTGGTCCCAGGGAATGGCGTGATAGAGGATGGACACCTTCGTGTGACTGGCAGCTTGATCAACAGGATCGCTGTCCACGATGGCGGTCACGGTAGAAGGGAAGAAGTCGAAGAAGTACGCGGCGCGGGACATGATTGCGTTCTCGTCGGAACACAGCCCCAGCCGGTTCTGGAAGAAGTAGATGTCATTGATGGTGCGGCCCACAAAGCTCGGCTCAGGGGCGCTTTCCTCGTCGCCCGCTTCCCGCTTGCCCCAGGTCAACTGCTCAAAGGAGAAGGTGCCGTCGGCCTCACGGATGAGTGCGTGGGGCATGGTCGCCCCGTCCAGTTCCCAGGCGATGCCCGGCTTGACGGTCTCCTCCCAGGTGCCCTCGTCGAAGGTAGCGGAGCTGTTGTTGGGGACGAACTTGACGTAGTAGTTGTCAAAGTCGCTGGTCTTGTCGCCGACGATCTCCGCGATGAATCCTGCCGGGGCCACGGTGGGCAGGTCACTGAATCGCTGGGTGCGATTTTTGACCAGCTCCATCTGCGTGTTGCTGCGGCTGTCTTCGATGGAAATCTCGAAGTCTGATTCGTCGGTCTTCTTGATATGGATGGTGGACTGCTGATAGACCACGGACCACCCGGCACCCAGGTTGTTGATGAGCTGGGTGGCCATGTCCTCGGCGATGGAGGTGGACCGCAGGGAACCGTACTCACCCTTGCGACACACCCAGGTCACGCCGCCGTCCGTGACGGTGGTGCCGGGGGTAGTCGGCCAGGTCGGCTCAGAGCCTGAGGAAGTCCCCGCGACAGTGACCTCATAAAAGTAGCCGTTGTCGGTGACGGGCTTGACCCGGTCCTTCAAGGCGTAAGCGGTGGTGCCGGTCCAGTCTTCCAAGGTGGCCTTGATAGTGCGGTACTCAGCTTGCTTGGTGCCGTTGACGGTCACGGCGTAGTCGGTGTCGTAGTTCACCTGCTTGATGAAGACGATGGCTTCCACGCCGCGATCAGGGCTGGCGCTGACCGCCGTGTCCTTCATGTTCACGGTGGTGCTTTTGTTCACCAGGAAGGTGTAGTCGGCGATGGTGACGACGGCGAAGTCCTCTTTGGGGCTGGCCGCGCTTAGGTAAGTCTTGCCGTCTGGGAAGGCCACAGTCTTCTCGACACCGTTCAGGTCGAAGACCTGTAGGTTTCCATCCACAACGACGACGATGTATCGCTCATTAATATCGCGGTTGATGGTGTGGACGTAGGCTTCCGTGAGGGTGCCATCCAGAAGCTTGGCTTCATGGGACGTGGCCGGGCGCTTCCCCTTGCCCTCTACTACGGAGTCCAGGCAGTTCACCTGGGACTCACCCTGCGACGGAAGGCGCAGCGGAGATGCCTGCTGCGAGATTCCGTTGATCATGTTGGGAACAGGGATGCTCACCAGCATTGGTTATCTCCTGACCTCAGGGAATACGTTGAGAATGTTGTGCTGCTTGGTACTCCCCTCTTGATCAACAAGGACTGCCCTGGCGCGAACCTCATCCATCTGGCCGAAACTGTGGAGGGTGTCGCTGCCCACGTAGTCGTCCTGGAACTCACGTCCGGCCCGCACGGTGATGTAGTAGCGGGCGGTCTCGGGAAGCTCATCGAAGGGGAGGAACAGGGTGATGGTCGCCGTCACCTTGTCCTCAAATGTGTAGGTGTGCGCGGTGCGGTCGTATAGCTTGGAGCCGCGCCTGGTGATCTTCCTGGGAAGGTGGTAGCGGGGGTCGGGGTTGACCCGAATGTAGTTGTCAGGGACGACGATGTGCCCGTCCACGTCGGGAGTTAGTTCGAACTCATCCTCGACATTGAACTGCCAACCTTCCGTCTGCACCGCACGACTCACCCGTCGGATGATTTGCTGCGCCGCCATCACGTCCATGGTTAGCTGTCCGTCCAGGGTGTTGATAGGAGCTTCACCCAGAACTGCGATGAGAGCGTTTACCGCCTCAAGCTCGGTAGTGGGGGTTTGATCCATGCGGTGTCTCCGTAATAAAAAAAAGGAGGGGAGACCCTCGGTTAAGAGAGCCTCCCCTGTCGATTAGCTGGTGATGATCTCGATCGCGCACTCAGGGCGCAGGATGCCGTGGCCAACGGCCATCTTGGCAACCAGGAGGGTGGCCTGGTACATGATCTTGAAGTCGCCGCTGGTCATCTCGGTGACCACGTCCTGCAGCTTTACGGTGCCGATGGCGTCCGCGTGGAAGACGGCGGCGGCGGTGGTGCTGAAGTTACCGCTGTAGGTGTTGTTCTCCCCGGTGTTCGCGGCCACGTTGGTGGAGGGGAGGTTGTTGCTCTTGGTGAGCGGGATACCGGCGACGCGGTAGATGGAACCGTCGGCATAGACGCCCGCGCCACCCCAGTCCTTGTTCAGGAGCTTGGTGGTCTGAGCCAGCAGGCTGTACTGGGCGGGCTTGAGGATGGCGTGGCGATCCTCAGCCGGGATGTCATGCTCGTCGAAGACTTGGGCAGCCTGAAAGATCAGGCCAGCCAGAACCTCACCGTCGGTCTTGGCGGAAGCGTTGGTGATCTGGGTGCCACCGTAGGCACCGGTCAGGTTGGCGGCGGCACGGGCAGCCAGGAGAACCACCTGGAGGGTGTTCTTGTCCAGGGTACGGGCCAGCGCAGCGCCCAGCTGCTTGCTGTACTCAGCGCGGACCTCGTAGTGGTTCTTCAGCTCGTCCAGGGTGTAGATCACGGCGTCGGCGATCAGGAGGTCGTCGATGTTGATGGTCTTCTCGCCGTGCTTGATCTGGGAGTTACCCAGGATCGGAGTACCGGGGGTGTGGTAGTGGGCGTCGGCCTTCCACATCACGGGGAACTGGGCGGATTTGCCGCTGGTGATCTGGCGGATGCGGTGCATAGCCATCATCACGTTGGTCTCGTCGAAGGCGGTCAGCACTTCTCCGGCGAAGACCTTGAGGAACAGGGCGTTATCCTGCGCCCAGGAACCGTCGGTGGTGGTGTCGATCACACCAGTGCGGGACAGAGTAGCGTTGGACATGAGATTTCCTTTTCTCGGGATTCGCAATTAGAGTTGATGATCGCTTCCCAACTTTCAGCAGCTGCGGCACCCAAGTTGTCCCTCGCAAGGGGCTTGTCGCTTGGCGACTGGTCGTGTCAGTGAAGCTGTAGGCCCCCTAAAAAGGGGCACCGGCTAGGGGAGATCATCTGTGCGAGAAAGGAAATGTGGAGCTGGAGGTAGGAGTCGAACCCACATCGGCGGAGTACTAAACCGCTGCTCTTCCCTTGAGCTACACCAGCCGAGGTATCGTTTAGAGGGAACCAGAGTTGCCTGGTCAGCCAAACCAGGGATTCAGGGCTATAAATTCTTCTGGTTCCCCCAAGGACAGGGCCGACGGTTGCCCAGCCGCCGGAAGCCTGCCCTGGGCAGTTGCTTATTTGCCGAACACCCTCTTAATGACAGCCATCACCTTGGCGGCGCGGGCGTCATCAGCGGTGTTCTTGGTGGTTTTGGTGTAGGCGACGTACGCGCCCGCGAGGCCTAGGGCCACGGTGCCAATAACGGCCCAGTTCTGTACGAGCCAGTTCATAGATACTCCTTAGAGGTCAGGGGAATTGGCGATGCGCGTTACCACCTTGGCCCGGAAGGCCGAGTCGGTCTTGTAGAGGGGGTTGGCCATGTCCGTCTTGACCTGGGCGTAGTTGGCGTAGGGCTGAACGGCAGGGGAAGTACCCTTACCGCGCACCGAAGCTTTGGGAGCCTGACCCATCGTCGCAACGTAGCGACCATGCAGATTCAGGACGGCGCTCTTGGCCTTGTCCGCGTTGCCGCTGGTAACGGCTGCGTCGTAGTCGGCCTGCTCGGCCTCGGTAAGGTTGCCGATAGCCCACTGGCTGATCACCTGGTAGACCTGAGGACCACCCACTTCGTTCTGAATGGTCAGCACCTGGTTCTCACTGAGGGCCTGGGCCTCGTCGGTGACGTTCTTCATCCCCTGGATGTAGGTGTCCACGACCTGCTTGGGAAGACCGCCCTCCGCCAGGCGCTTGTACGACTCATCGGAGAGCTTGCCGTCACGCTCGAACTCCGCAGTGAAGTCGGCCATGTCCAGCCCGGCGACCTTGAGCGCCTTCTCGGCGACCTCAGCCTGTTCCTGAGCGGCCTTCTTGGCATCGGTAGCAGGTTCGCCCTCGGGTTCGCCCTCAGGAGCGGGCTGGCCCAGCTTCTTTTCCAGCTCGGCGTACGCCTTGGCGATATCCTCGGGCGACTTGCCCGCGAACTTTTCAGGCATTACGAACTCGGTGTCGTCGCCTTCGGGTGGCTTGATTAGGCCGGTCTCAGGGTCTTGGCCGGGGGCCAGGTCGATGCTGCCAGGAGCCTGCTGTTCTTTTTCGATATCAGACATATGTTGCTCTCCGGTGGGCTAGTGGTAGGTGACGACGGTTCCGGCGGGA